GCTGCATATGCCTAGTTTGTCATCATTGTCCATACATTAGAATAATTATTTGCTGGTATCAAATTAATTGATGCTTCTCTAAATGACAATTCTTAAACTTAAGTATAAAGTATGGGTTGTGGATTAATTAGCTTAATTGAATATTCAACAAATAAATTTCCAACTCTATTATTACTTGTTCCTTCAACCAAGTAGAGTAAGCTTCCTATATCGTAATCTTAAACAGCAGTTCCACTTGGTAATCCACCAGCTGGTCTTGTATAGTATCTTGTTCTTTCTCTTCCACGTGATTTATCATAGCTTAGGATTAAATCAGACCAAATTTTCCCTGACACACATCCACCTTTTGAAGTAATATAGTTAGCTGTATCAATTTCATTAAAGTCACCTGCATCATAATCTATTGCCATGTGTATAACACCTGCTTCTGTTGAGGGTCTACTAGTGATAAAATGATATTTAAGTGAAATTATTTCATAGCATTCAAATGAGTTTGCAATTGATGAAAGCCATGGGAATGCTAACTAGAATCCTGGGTTAATTTATAGTATGCCTGTTGCAAAATCACCACCATCAATGGATAGAACTAATTCTCTATGTTTTATGATTGTTGAATTCATTCTATTTTCAATTTTCTTACTTCTAGCTATTACTGCAACTTACATTTAATTATTATTAACGTTATTCTTTCTATAACTTCTATTATTATTATTATTATTATTATTATTCTTGTTTGCTTACTTATTGTTTTTCCTTTTGTTCATTTTGTTCTTTTGTCTAAATTATTGTTTGCTCTACATAAAATATAAGCTTGGCCAGGTCACATATATTATATAAAGCTATTCCAATAATCTATTTAAAGTTTGACATTGTATATTCTAGCCCCAGATGGGCCCTCTTGATAACATGATTATAATTAAATCTCATTATTGTCAAACTCATGAATAAGACCTTCTGTACCAAATGGGTATCGTTAGAAAATATTGTAATCGACTTCTCTTTATTCTTCTAAATCAAATTCAAATTAAGTAGCATTATTTCTATTACGTAAAACATATGCATAGTCAACCTTCCATCGTTCAATATTCAATTTATATTGTGAACTATGCTAGGAATCATTTTGGTATTGTCTGCGTAACCACCTGAAATATGCTGCAACATCTGGATATCTTAGTAAAACATTACGTTCACCTTCAATAATTTAATCAATATAACCAATTTTGTCTGCATCTGTGATGCACCACTTAGGACAATTTTACATTTATTCAATTAATCTTCCTGGATTTCTTAACAATAGTGTACCTTTTGTTTCTTAAGTAATGCCATCAACAATTGTTTTCTTAATGATTGGTGTGGGTAATCTTTATAAAAATTTTTAGTTGTAATATGTGTCTGTTATAACAACTTTTGCTTTAAGCCCACATTTAGCCAATTCACTAACTATTTATTCAGCATCGGGTTTAATATTGGTTCCAAAAAGATTATCGTCTCCTTAGATAAATGCTACTGATGTTTAAGTTCTGTCCTTGAATATTGTTAGCGTATTAATCGCAGCTGCATTAATCAAAGAATTACCAACTGATGTATTTGCGTCGCCACTTTTCCTCTAATATGACATTTTAATCATAATGCTGGTTATTTTCTTAAAACTATCTTTGATTTATGCTATCATGGTAGTTTCTTTCTAATTAACAAATGCTTAACGAATATTATCCAGTTCATCAGTGCTAAAAATTGGTTACATTGTATCTGCATCAATATAATTTGCCTAAACTAAGTGATCAATAATCTGCATATAAATTTATAATTCAAGTAAATAATGTTCTTTGCGTTATGTCGCATCAAATGAAGTAAAATCTGTTCCAACATAGTATCTGTATCTCTTACCCTGTAAATAAAAGTATTCATCATATAATTCACCAAGTTAGAAATCATCAAAACCACTTGCAAAAATACAGAAGTTCTCGCGCATTATCTTGATAAAAACCTTCTTTGCAACTTTCATGAATTTAATGCAACATAATTACAATGGTGCTGATGGTTATGAGTGTACTAACCTGGCTGAATTTGGGTCACGAACTCCATTAACTATTTTAGGTAACTATTCGTCCTTAAGAAAGCATTCACGTTTAATGTCTTGCTTATTTGCGATCACTTCATTCAATAAGTTTGGATCATTGTTCATTTACTCTAGAGCTTTCTTGTATCTTTTATACTTCACTGGTGCTTTATCCTTATACTATTCAACAACTTATTAGGTTGTTAGGAGTGTTATATCTTCATCTTCTATTGCAACTTTCTTTAATTTTAATTCAACTTCTACAGGTGGTGTTTTGATGGCCATTCGATTAGCAACAGCCTATAAAACAGCACCAGTTGAATTTGTACTTGAATTAATTTTGGCACAATCATTGATAATTGGTCCTAACGGTATATTTGTTTGTCTAATATTAATTTAGTCATGCTATAAATGATCTTCCGCTAGTTATTTAAATTCAAGGGGTTCCATATTCTATTTCACTCCATCCTAATAATAAACCGTTATTTTATTAATAAATTATGGATCAAGGTCTTCTTGTTTGATTGGTTTATTTGGTTTAATTTACTCATCTCTTTCATAAGGTATCTTCTTAATCTATTTAATGTAGGGAATGTCCTCAGATTCATTTGATTAGTGGCTTGGGAGATTTGCAACACCTTCATCCAAAAAAGTTCTTTAAAGTGGAATCTTATCCATCTTTGACTTTTTCTTTAGTGCAATTTCTTCAACATCAACTAGTGTGGATGGGCCTTTACCAATAGCTTTTAGAAAGTAATTCCACATTCTTGTTAATAATCCCTGTTATCCAGCATCTAAGTAATCACGTAATTCTGAGCAAAAATTCTAGTTATTTGCTAATTCTTAAAATACTGACAAGGTAATGAATTTGTTTAATGTTGCAATGTCTGAGTATTCATCCAATTCCACATATCTTTTATAAAAGGTAACAATTTCGTTAATGTGGGTTCCTAGGGATCTTAGATCTTTCTAAATTACATCATTTTTAGTTATATCAATTTTTGTGTAATAATCTTAAGTCATGTTCTTGTACCTTTCAAATTCACTTAGTATTAAATGATGTGCTTACACAATATTATCCTTATTAAGAGGTTTTCCAACTTTTAAAACATAGTGCTATGTTAATGTTGTTAGTAATTTATGAGGAATTACTAGTGGTAATTAACTATGGCAGGACTAAAATTAATACCAATAACCATGTGGATTTTTAACAACCCATAATTTCTTATCAACTACTTCAATTTCAGGCTTATGATATACGCCAGCAAAAAATGTTATATGTTATACATTAATCTCATATCCTTAAAATATGTTTCGTTTGCTTAGCATTATAATAATCAAATTATTATTTAATATCATTTCATTATCCGGTTCCTAATTTGTGAATAGTATTCCTTTATCTCCAGCTTTATATACTTGAATTACTTCATCACTTAAGTTTTCTTCAGCAAATTTTGATCGATAAACTTGTTTATTATCTAAATATTTCTAAATCTAATAGTCAACTCCATATTTTCTTTACAATTATGTATCAATATATTTAATAATTTTAGTTGTGTTTTCTTCCTTGTGTATGAATACACATTATTCCTGACCTGATATAAATGAGTGAAACACATGCTTACATATTTTGTCAACTGTCTTATTCTTTTATAGAAAAACATAAGTATCCTTATTACAGAATCCTTATTCCATTTCTTAAACTTACTTAGTTAGATTATTTTAATTTTATAAAAAT